AGCTTCCTCGCCCGGCCGCGACTGCAAATGCTGATCATATTGCGACGGATCAACGACGTTGACGATTGTCATACCACCGCCGGACTTGCCGCCGGACGGAGCCGAAGCCGAAGATCCGGCGCCGACAGGGCCGCCGGCCGCGAAGCTAAACCGCGAGGACGGCGGCCGCGAAGGCGCCGAGTAGGCCGCGAGGACGGAGCGCGGTACTGTTCGCCGGCGAATAGCTTCCATCGCTTGCTCGCCGTAGTATTTGACGGCCGAGACCGGATGGACAAACTCCCCGGCCGTTAGCATGGCCGGAATGTTATCGGCGCGATCGTTGGGACTCCATCCTTCGACTGACCCTCCGGCGGCCAAACTCTGATTGCGGATCATAGCGACGCGCGCCATGCCGCTTGCAACGGCTGCCGCCGCTGCCGCCGCCCCGAGCGCCGGTCCGACATAAGGGATATTCGACAAAGAATTGTAGGCTTTCTGCGCCGACTCATACGTCGACATGATGGTATTCACGACCGCAAGCGCTTTTTGTGCGTAAAAGAACTCTTTTGCTTTCCGGCCGCTCGCTTCGTACATATCGCCGAAAGCCTGCTCCGTGGCGTCGAGCGTCATTTTAGCGGCTTGAAATACAGTCTCTCGGATGGCCTTTTGTTGCTCGGCAAGAAACGTTTCCTTGCCAACAATCATCGCCGTCCGCGCGTCTTGGAATTCGGCCTCCGTTATCAATTCCTGCTCGCGCGCCATTTTTAGCGCGTCAAGTTTAAGCGCCAACTGCTCTTCATAGTCCGCAAGCTCTGCCGCCTGCACATCAAACATCGAGCGGCTTTCTTCCGGCGTTTGGGACAAGGCGAGCTCGCGCAACATCTGCCTTGCCGCAAACTGCGCCTCATGCATTCTCGTCTCTTCCTCGAGACGAGTCTTCGTCATATTGAGCAATTCTTGCTGATGCTCGAACTCGGCCGCGCGCATTTTATCGTACAACGCGACGCGTCGCGCCGGATCTTCCTCTTCTTTGATTAGCTCTTCAAAGGCGACGCGCTCGGCTTCGCCGCGCTGCTTAGTGATCGTGATACGCTGATCCCAATACCGCTCCCAAGTCTCGATGCCCGCCTTATACGCCGCCTCAGAACCGGCGATAGTTTCAGCTAACATCTGCTTTTGAAGATCGGCTTCAGCACGCGCGCGATCCGACGGCTTAAGGCCAGCGGCCAGTTCTTCGCGCTGGCCGGCCGAGGAAAGCGCCGCGAACCGCGCGGCGTCGGCGGCCGCCTCTTCCTGCATTCGTTTTCTAAGAGCGTCCTGTTCCTCGGCTTGCCGGCGCGTCTCTTCTGCCGCCAGCTTTTGATTGTTAGCAATGCGCGCAAATGTAGCTTCGAGCTTAGAGACGGCTGACTCTTCGCTTGCCAACGCAACCAAACTATCGGCCGCGCCGACCGCGATAGTGTTGTAAAGCTCGGCCGCCTCTGCCGTAGTCTTCTTGTAGGCTTCGCGCTGCTTTTCAGTTTCGGCGATCTGCGCCGTCGTGCCCTCGATGAGCTCTTTAGTTAGTTGCTCGGCCGATCCCGACGTCGAGCGAAGCTGCACCTCAAGCTTCGCCATCCGATTAAGCATGTCGGCCGATATGAACTTCGCGCCGAGCTCGCGCGCGACCTCGAGGAAATACCGAAGCTCTTCAACGATCCCGACGATTTTATCTGTGATCCATCCGAACGCGCGCGTGGCCGCGTCCGCGACTTTAGCGAAAGCAAGATTAAGCCCGAGGATGCCCTCTCTAAAGAGGAGCATATAATCGCCGACGCCTGATTCGTAGATAGCTTTGACAAGGAGCGCCCACGCTCCCTTCAAAGTTTCGAGGAGCATTTTTGCGCCGCGCCAGCCGTCGTACATATAGGCAAGCGCCGTCATCGCTCCCTTGAGTGCGTCGATTACGCCGGACGCCCAAGATTTCACGCTGCTGCCGGCGTCGGCCATTGACTTAGTTACGTTCTGGAAGCCCCCGAGAAGCTCGTTGAGTAGTCCCTTGATAAAATCGAAGACACCGGCGCCCATCAGCCGCTCTCGGAAAAGCGTCCAAGCGTTCCCGAGGAGCGTTAGCATTCCGTCCCATGTTTTAGCCGCGCCAGCAGCAGCCCCGCGAAAACGCGACGCCGGATCTTCCCAAGCCGCGATTAAATGCTGCCGTGTTTCCTCGGCCGATAGCGAGACGCCCTTTTGAAAACCGAGCATCGACAAAATGCCGGCGCGACGGAACATCGTAGCGGCTTCCGTGCCGCCGTCATACATTCGCCGTAGCGCCTGCGTCGTTGTGTCAATGCTTAGTCCGGTTGCGGCCGATATATCGGCCGCCATCTCAACCCATTTCAGCGTTTCATCGGCGCCGCCCTTAATGACCGCGCCGAACTGCGTGGCCGACGATTCGAGATCTTGGAGCTTTACTGGTAGCCGCTCGGCGACTTCCTCAAGGCCCTTGAACGCCTTTGTGCCTTCGGTGATGCTGCCGAACAGGCCGATTAGGCGCGTCTTTAGACTCTCGGATCGCGCCGCCGCATTGACGAACGACTTGGCGAGCGCGACCGCGCCGATTGCCACAAACAGCGACTTTAGAGAAAAGAGCGCTTTCTTGAGCGACTCGCCAGAAATGGAAAGCGACAGTAACGCGCTGGACGCGCGCTTCGCGGCGTTGATTAGATAGGTGGAAAGCGCCGTGCTCGCGCGGACAACGGCCGCGCCGGTGGCCGCGAGCGCCGCTTGCACGGCTCGGCCGGCGGCCGATAGGCCGAGAAACGACTTGGAGACCGCGCCGGACGCCGACGAAGTGGCCGCCGTCCGCTCGGCCATTGCAGCCAACGATTTGGCCGCATTGCTGACGGCCGCGCCGGCTTCGGCGCTGACCGTGGCAACGCGACCAACCGCTGCAGACGCAACGCTAGCTTGTGTTGCGGCGTTGTCGAACGCGGCGGCCATCTCACGACTGCCGATGGCCGCCGCGTCCGTTCCCTTAGACAGCCCCTGCAACGCCGCGCGCAACGAACCCAACGCGCGCTCGGCGCCGGCCGCATTCAGTTCGACGACTATTTTTAGAAGCTTGCTATCGCCAGCCACTATGCTACTTCCGCTTCAAAAACTTTGCCCATTCGCGCTTGTCCGCGAACTGTGCGAAGCGGTACGCCGTAGCGTCCCGCTTCATTTTATCAAGCTCGATTCGCTGGTGCTCATTTAGCGCCGCAAGAAAGTACGAATAGCCGTAGTCTAGGCATTCCGTGTGGCCAGCTTCGATGAGGACGCAAGCAAGCTGAAATAGTCCGATAGCGCCGCCGCTTTGACCTGCTCGACGATTTTTCCGATGCCTGCTCGCGTCGCTAGTCCGAAAAAAGCTTTGTTGACTTCCTTGAACTTTTCCCAAACGATCTCAAGATCGCTAGGGAGCATGTCAAGCAAAGCATCGGCCTTAAGCCCCGGAACCGCGAGCGGCAAAACCTTGTCAAGGAAATAATTTTTCAGCCCGAGAATGCTTTGGTCCTCAAGGCCTTCCATCTGGAAGATCTCAATGATCTGCCGAGGAGTTAGTTCCTTGACAACGAACGGATCATCGTAGCCGTCAATCTTAAACGTGATCTGACCGCGTGGCATTCAAAGCCTCCGTCGTTAGGTCCGCGCTTCTTCTTTTTTTTTTTACGAAGAAGTCGTCGTCGAAGAGAACTCAACCGTGAAGTACGGGGAGCTTGTGTTGGACGGATCGGCGAGCCCTTCGGCCGTGAAGCTCATCGTCATCCAGTCGTCGCCGATAAGCGACATCGCACCGTTGTTAGCGATCACGCAACGATGAAACGTCCAAGTAGAGTTCTGGCCGATAGGATTATCGCTGACGAACTTCAACGAATACTCTTTGTCGGTGTTCTGCAAGCCGTAAAGGCCGGAGCTGGACAAGCTGCCCTGCAAAAAGACCGTCAAGTTTTCTGCGCAAATCTCGTCCGCGTCGAAGTTGACCGTGTACTTGGCCTGCACGACGGGGTACTTGTCGCGATTCTTCAAGCCGGACATTGAGCTAAAATGTTCGAGACGCTCAACCTGCGGCTCGATCTCAATCGACGGACAATTGCCCATCGGCTTCCAATTCGGCGACGTGCTGAAATCGGCAATGTAAAGCTTGCCCTTGCCGATTGCGTAGTTGTTAGTGCTCGGGGGAATTGCCATGTTAAATTTCTCCGGTTGTGTGGTGATACTTTATAACAACGTCGACCTTGAACGCAACGTATGGATCAAAGTACTCTACGCTTGGATCTGGCCTGACCTCCGTCGAGAAGGCTTCGCCGCCCCGCGTCGGATCAGCGAGAACCTTTGACCAAATCTTATTCAACCATTCCGACATATTCTCGTCAACCTTACTTCCCGTGTCGTGGAAATACATAAACAAGGAAACAATGAGCGACGATCTGTATAGATCAGGAATGCCTTGCGAGCGCGACGAAAGCTTTTCTTCCGGCGTCGGCATTCCCGCAACAACCGCGATAACTGGAAACTGAGACCAAGAGAAAGCTTCGAGCGCCTTGTTCGTCGGGAACGAACGAACGACGGTCTTAGCGCCGGCGATGCTTTCGATATCGTCGATCAACGCTTTGACAATCGTTTCTCGCGTGCTACTCTTGATCTTCATTTTCCGAGCTTATCAATTGCCTTTTGAATAGCAGCAGAATATATCGCAACGGCCTTCTCACGATCTTCGGCCGACATACCAAAAAATTCGCGCTTCTCTTGCAAAAACGACGCCTTCTCGGCGTTCGTAATCGCGCGGCCTTTGCTGCGCCCTGGCAAGGGAAACGACGGAGACGGTCTAAAAAAGACGGCGGCCGATCGGCCATCCGGATCGACGGTATAATCAAGCGCGGCCATCATGCCGCCAGTAAAAAATAAATTGACCTTGTTGATCGGCCTGCCGTGCGCGTACCTAAACATTGCATAGCGCTTTGTGTATGGAACGAATCGATAGCCGTCAACGTCAACGCCGGCCGCCGTGCGCTTGGCGATTCGGAACTTGATAAACGCGCCGATCTGTGCGAGCGCTTTCTTGTCGAGTAGCGCGGACCTCAATCCTGAGAACGCGGACCAAATCTTGTCCACGTCTTTCAATGAGATCCGAAATAACGACGCCATCTCAACAACGCTTCAAGCGCCTCATTGGCCGGCGGATTCTTTCGTCGCCGCTGATCGAATCGTCTTCGTCCCAATCGTAAGAAATGCCCGCCGCCATCAGCGACTGCATCTCGTCCACAAAACGCTTCTCATAAAAATCACGGAACCGCTCGAATCCCGAAGCTTCCGGCGTCGCCGTCATCTCGTGTTCGTATACCAAAGCGAGCGTCTTGAAACACGACGCCCGCTTTAGCTGATCGACGTCAAGAAGATCAGGATTGAACGGCTGGTCATCTGGATCGATATCACGATCCCGAGCTTCGCTTGGATACCATCTCGTTTCAAGATACCGATCGATAATCGCCTTAGCCTCAGCGTGTTGGTTATTCCAGTTAGCAACGCCGAGACTGAGTATATCAGGACGAATCTTTTTTAGATCAGTATCTACGCTATAGTTCGCCATAGCTGAAAATTAGATCGTCGTGCTACTGCTGCTCGAACTGCTGCTCGAACTCGTGCTACTTGAACTCGTGCTACTGCTGCTCGAACTGCTGCTCGAACTGCTGCTCGAACTCGTGCTACTGCTGCTCGAACTGCTGCTCGAACTCGTGCTACTTGAACTCGTGCTACTGCTGCTCGAACTGCTTGTACTAGAGCTTGTGCTACTAGTCTTGAATACTCCGTATTCGTTGATAAACTGAAAGTATTCACGCAACCGAGGAGCAATAGCCGGATGGTCTTCGAGCTGCTTTTTATTGATAATCAAATTATCAAGATCAAGCGGCTTCGACATTTGTCTTCCTCCGACTAACTCTTAAAAACAAGGTGCTTGTTAAGGTAACGAATGTATTCTCTAAGACGCGGCTGAACAGCCGGATGTACTTCGAGCTGCTTCCCGTTCTCAATGGCTTCGTCTTTTGTCATTGCAGACCTCGTTTCTGTTGTTTCCAAGAAACAGTCGACAAAGGACGCCCCGCACCAGAAAGTACGGGGCGCCCCATGTCAAGCAATTTTTAGGCGTCCTTGAGGCCGGTGATGCAGCCGTGGAACTCACGCGGCCCGTGGTCAAGGCCGATCTGCCCGTAGATCATGCCCTTCTCAACCGCGCCGACCTTGCCGAGATCCTCATAGAAGAGAACGCCCTTCCCCGGAACCGGAAGGAAGACCGGCCGGCAAACGTCCACGTCGGCAATCAAAAGCTTCGTCGTCGGGACATAAGGCGCCCAAACAACCGCAAGCTTCGCGAAATCGGTATAAATCTCGCTGACCGCGACGCCGCCGACGAAGCGGTCCTCCGGAGCATAGCCGAAGATCTCGCTGAGCTTCTGCTTTTGAAACGCATTGCAGAAGAGAACCGGATTGCGGAACTCGGCGCCGGCGGCCGCCATCTGGCGAAGAAGCTTGTTCAGCAGCTGACGATCCAAATAGGCGCTTCCGGCCTTGACCTCGCTTGACGTGTTATCAAGCAACGTAAGAATACCACGACTACGATGCGCGGTATTTACGTTGCTCGGAGTCTGATAGACTCCGTTCAAAAACGTGTGCTCAACGTCAACGGCGATCTGCCGAAGGACGGCCGCGATCTGAAACGACTTCTCGTCTTGCACGGGCTGCTTTTCGGTGACGTCTACGTTTCCGTATCCAGCCTGCAACGCGGCGTTCACAAGAACTGCTCCCGTGGCCGACTGCTTTGCATACGTCACGTCAACAGATTTCTGGAAAATCTGCACGCAATTCATTTTCTGCTGACGCACATAAACATCAGCGGCGGGCGCCGTAGCCGAAGCGCTTTCGGAGATGTTAGGCTGCGACGCGACGTTCAAGGCCCAAGGCTGCGCCGTCGGGAAATCGAACGCGCCGACAGTGCGGACGTTGCCGCCCTCAAGGCCGCCGATGATGTTGAGAAACGGCGTCTGGTTAGCGCCGATCAAGTAAAGCTCGCCCGTAAAATTCGGCAAATTCCAAGTAGTCGCGGTTGTCATTTTTTCCTCTGATTATTTTCGTTGTTTCCGAAGCTCATTTATTCGGAACTTGAGCAAAACCCGCCGCGCTGGATCCTTGCATTCGGCCAGTTCCTTCTCAAGACGATCGATCGGCGTCTTCACGACGCCGGCGGCTCCGCTTCCGCCGCCGCTTCCCGATCCGCCACCAACCGGCCGGATCAGTTTATCGCGCCCTGGATAAGTTTCGAAAAGGATATCCATCGCTTCTCGAAAGTCGGCCGGCTCTCCCGGACGAACACGCGAGTAAATCAAATCGCCGCTCGCATTTTTCGCGAGGACGACCGGATCGCCGGTGGCCGATTCCGTTACCTCGAAGTGCTTGCCGAAGTATGTTTCGGCAATGTCCGGCGGCAGAATCGTCTTCGGCTCCGGCCCCGCAAACAGCGGATGCGACGCAAAATGCGCCGTCAACGCAAGCTTGCGGACCTTGTTTCTTTCGCGCTCGTACTTTCCCGTGATGTCCTTCTCGCGCTGCGAAAAATCGGCACGAATCGACTTCTCTTTTGCTTCATAGGCGGCCGCGATCTCGGCCTTGAGCTTCTCGGCGGCTTCCTTGTCCTTAGCCCCGAGTGTCTTGACCATATCGATCGCTTTTTCCGCCTCCGCGCGAAAA